CCTCTGGGTCGGGCCCGTGCGGACTGGCGAAGCGCGGCCAACTTGGCCTTGTTCTTCTTGGACAACTTGCCGCGCCCAAACTGTCGTCGTGCGTTGGCAGGCATCTCCTCAAGTGAGTTTTGTCTGTGGTCAGATCACGTACTCCCTAACGTTACCTGGCGCCCGTCCTCGGCGCCCCCAAGGCCCGCACCACTTTAATCGTGGCCGGGCCAGGTAACCCCCTCTACAAGCGGTTTTGCGTCTTCGCCGCCTGCTTTGGCAATTTGTGCCCGCTCTTGTCAACAAGGCGCTTCTTGGAGCGCCTGTTAGCGGACTTGCCAGTGGACTGAGGGGGTCGGGTATCTGATGGTGTGCTGGGCGGGGGTCGCTTTGCCCCTTGCCGTGCCTTCTCAAGGTCACGGCGCGCTGCTCCGCTAGAGACTACGGAGTTCAGCTGGTCCCGCGGTAAGTCGAGTGGAAGTGTGGCAGGATTGGCCGAAGCCTTCCTGCCGGCCCTAAGAATCCCTTGGATGTCCGGCTGCCCCACCAAAGCGGCTTTCGCCTGCGCGCGGTAGTGTTGCGCGATTTCAATGGTGTGAGGTGGTGGTTTATGGTTGGGATCCACATCCTTGCCATCCTCTGCGCGCGGATTCAACTGCGCGCAAACGGGCTTGTCACCCAGCAAAGCCGGCCCCCGCTGCTCATAAAGACTCGCAGGGGCTTTCAGCTTCTTCGTCAGCTCTTCCATCGGTTTCTCCAAGCGAAAAGGAGTTACCGTCTCAAGCTGTTCGAAGGTGGGTTTGGTTGCCAGAAAGGCTCGTAGGCCAGGCCAGTCCACCATTTCAGGCGGAAAGCGCCTAACATAGGCCTCCTCCATCCAAAGGTCGGGCTCATTCGAAAACACACCGGCCTGGAGCACATACGAAGGTGCAAGCACCCTCTGCTCAAAGCCTGGCGTTTCGTCTTCGCCGTGTGTATACTCCGCCTCGCTCGCCGCGAGAACCGCCTGCGCGATCTCTGAGATGTAAGGTGTGTTCGGATCGTTCTGCGCGATCGAACGGAATTTGAGTGCAACACGTTCGCGGCGGTCCCGGACTGTGGAAAATTTGTCCGTGGTACCGAACGCTTTCTTGAAGACTCGGTCAGGGTCTGCACAGCTATTAGCCTCCCAAAACCATTCCCGGCCATTGAGTTTGCCAGACCCCAAGACGAACGGGGCCCAAAGGCGGGCTAGAAACCCTCCCGGCTTGTCAACAGCAGACACCTCGGATGTGATTTTATGTCCCATTTTCCCCCCACAGCGCGTGAACGTATCCGCCACGCTCTGCGAGGTCATCCCGAGAATCTTTGCCACCAGCAGTATGTATCCATCGTCCCCGGCGAAAAGACAGTAAGCACAAATATATGCCCACGCCTGGGGAGGGGTGAGACCCATCACGCGAAGGGAGTGGTACCAGTGTCCAGCGTTCTCAATTGAGTTATTGCCAGACGTGTCCGGTGATCCAGTCCCCATCCCGAAACCAGTGCAGAAGTTGCCGCCGCTAAACTCTGCTTTCATCGCCAAGGACCGGTTGTAAATCTGTACAGCAACCGGCCCCCACTCGGGTCCAAACGCCTTCATTAAGATACTGCCCCAAAGTGTAGAGGCGAAGACGCTCTTCCTCGAGTCGAAGCGTTCGAAGTCCGAGGACAGCTTTTCAGCTGGCCCACTTGCGTTGTGCATGTCGTACATCTTCTGCTCCAAGCCCTCCGGTGTTCTATTAAAACCCATGAAAGGCAAGTCGTACAGCCCAGCCCCCACCAGGGCCTTCATGAACTGCATGTACTTCATTTTGAGGTTGCCGCGCACATTTACAATCATGCGCGGTGTACTTGAGGGCTCCTTCTTGATGAACACGTCGTGAGCTTTCTCGACGCTCTCCCAGGCAGCCAGAACAATCTCATCCTCAGGAAGCGACGGATCCTCTGCAAGCCGGCACATAGCCTCATACTTGCTGGGTTCACGTTCCGCCTTCTGGAGACATGACTCTAGCATCTCCTCAGGGTCCACCAGATCAGACAGTACAAACTCCGAGAACATGTCGGCCGCGATGCGGCGCTTCTTCGCCTCAGAGTCTTGAGCATCATGCACCTCTCTTTCAGACACTGGTCTTACTTGGCCTTCACACGCCATGGAGCGAATGACGAAGTCGGAGAACTCAGTGATGTGAGCCCGAGCATCGTCCTCCTCCAGAGGGTCGAACGTCGGCGGGTGCATGTTGTCAGTGTACCGTCCCTTACAGCCCACAGCCTCATTTGCAGTGGTACAGAATGGCGCAACCGGTGGATCATCCACCAGGCAAGACATGGTTGTGTGCCAGCCACCAAGCCTGGAGTGGCTCTCGTGGGGCACAGGTCGGAGAGAGTGGTCGTAGTTCACTGCCGTGGTCGAGGGGGCGAACTGCCAAGTAGGCAGATCATGAGTGTCCTCGACCATATTTGACAGGTTGCTGTGAAGAACTGCCGGTAGGCCGAACTCACGCATCAGTTCCACGCGCATAAGCGCTTTCCTTGAGGCATAGTAGGCATAAGTGCTCATTGGCACCGCATCCCACCGCGCACCCGTAACAGAGGTGCAAAACCGCAAGGTCGGAACGAACTTTTTCTTCCCCTCCTCCTTCTTTTCAACCATGACCAGCATGCGCGTCCATTCACACCGCTTCCCAATGATATTGGGTTGCAAACGCTTCAGAGGTTCACACCGGCACGGCCCGCGCAAAGGCTGACCGTCCAAATCGAATACTGATCGAGTGGGCCGCAGTTCCCACGGACCGATAGGCGGATCTGACCAACAAGTTAACAATCCCCCGAAAAAGCAGGAGATCTGGCTGATGCAGTCAGCCTCTTGGATCAGCTCGCCCACCGGCACGAGCAGCACGAATTGGTAGTATGAACCCGGACAGGTCCGGGTGTGGATGCGATAGACAAGACCGCCTACACTAATGACGCTACCATCACGCCAATCCCACACAGGTTGTGAAAACCTAAAGCCACAGGTCTCCGTGTGCATGACATTCCTGGAAAAGTACCAAGACCTCTCCTTCGAGTTCATGCTGGGTTCCGTGACATTCAATGTGTAGAGCAAGACCGGTTGGCCTCGCAGGATGTCCTCCCAGCGCGCGCCGTCGAGCTTCATGCCCCCGATGTTGCTGTGGGGCAGTTTTTGCTCAGGCGCCGTGACCTCGTACTTGGTTGTGACGTAGTAGTCCACGTCAGCCAAGCACGTTAAATCGGTCACCGGGTCTAACACTTGAGTGTGGGTGCAGATCGGCTCTCCGTTGACACGAAGTCGTTGGAGATCCTCCATCCACTGGGTCGCGAGGTGGCACTTGTCGTAAGTGTTGAATTCATCCACCCCTGCTTGATACCCGTACGATTTCTTACCCCCCAGTCTTGCGACATCAGCCATGAAAGCTATAGCTGCCTTCTTTGAGAGCTGCCTTGGCATAGGCCTCTCTCGAAAAGAAAGAAGGAGAAGTTGATTTCCATCGTACACCGTCTTTGACACGAACGATACCTGGGTGTGCTTCCAGGTGCTCACTATCTCGCATCCCGCGTCCCCAGTATTTGAAACCTGGGGCGGCGGTCCCTTGATCTCTTCAGCCTTGGGGTTCATCCGCGGCTGAGGCTCGAGGGTTCGCGCCTGTCGGCGCGAGGCCAGAAACTCCTTGAGGAGAGTCTGACCCATCTGGCTCCACATGATGGCAGCCAGACCGGCTTTTAACGTTAAGCCTGAACGGTATGTTCTGGTAGGTAGTCACT